TGGTTGATTCTGCTTCTGGCATCCACCCTAGATACTCAGATCAATACATTAGACGAGTTAGAGCAGACTCAAGAGACCCCCTCTGCCAAGTCCTAGAAGCTGCAGGAATCCCTGTAGAGGACGATGTAATGTCACCCAGTACCAAGGTATTCAGCTTCCCTATAAAGTCTCCTGAAGGCGCTGTAGTGGCCTCTGAGATGGGTGCTATGGAACAGTTAGAACTATGGGAGATTTATCAGGACTACTGGTGCGAACACAAACCGTCAATGACTTGTTACTATCGTGACGATGAGTTTCTTGAGGTAGGTCAGTGGTTGTATAACAAGTTCGACAAGATCAGTGGTATATCATTCTTGCCTTACTCAGAGCATACCTATCAACAAGCACCTTATGAGCCTATTGACTTAGAGACTTATGAGAAGTTGAAGGAAGAGTTTCCAGAGACTATTGAGTGGAACATCTCTGAAAACTCTGACATGACTGAAGGATCACAGACGTTAGCCTGTACTGGTAACAACTGCGAGATTTAGTCGTCTAACAGTCCTAACTTTTCAAACAAGCGTTCCCCTGTTGTCATACGAAGAACCCTATCTACGTTGGCAGCACCGGGAACGTAAGTTTGTCCTGCACGTAACAAGGGAGTTAGCGGTTCAGGCTGTCCTGTTACTGCTCTTTCGCCCGCTGTAAACAAACCACTACTTAATCTGTATGCAGAAGATATAGGAGCAGGTACAACCTCTATAGGCTGTCCTCCATACTCTTCCGCTCTTACATTTATGACACCACTGCTAACGTTAGACCATACTTGATTCCACATAGCAGAACTAATACCTTCAGGAGTTAACAAGTCTTCTACTGTTTTATCGTTAGACAGATCCAGTGTTTTTCTAAAGTCGTCCCATACGCCAGCAGTAACACCAAACAAAGCCGCATACTTAGCTGAGTTAAACATTGCTTCTTTAGCAGCCTCCGCACCTTCCTTGCTGTTTAGCCCTTTTTCTTTTGCACGTAGTATGTTCTGCCCAACGTCGTTACGTAAACTGTTCATTTGTTTATTCATATAAGACAACATGCTGTAAGCCATACGTCCGTTAGGGTTGTCATGAAAAGACTTAGGCATCGTACTTGCGCTAACAGGCTGCCACTTGTTCATTGAAGCGCCAGCAAAGTTAATTATCCAAGGATTAGAAAGGTCTTTATTTTTAAGAGCTTGTACAGTAGATTTAAACTCGCTTTCCGTGAGTCCTCGCATACCGTCATGCTTTCTTAGTTTAGCCAGTGCTTTTTCTGAACCGTCCTTGGCTAGATCCATACCGCGCTGAACAGCTGAATTACTTAAAATCTCTTGCCCCATTCTGTTAACAGTCTGAACACCTGAGTATTTATAAAGTTGCTTACCAAGATAATCGACACCGCCTACAAATTTCTCGTTAAGTTTTGTCCAACTAGCAGACTCAGCCGCATCATTCATGGCGTTCTTACCAGCATTAGCAATTTCACCCATAAAGTCTTTATCTAAACCTAACTCTTTATTTGATAACCAACCCTTGCGGGTAACACCAAATTGTTCATTAAGTGTAGATAATATAGCTTTAGGCAATGTTTTAGACCAAGCAACAACACCGTTTTGATATATAGGAGCAGTAACACCTTCCGCTAAGTTCAACACGGCATTCATTGGGTTAGCTAATAAAGTAGCTGAAGTTACTCGCCTAGCTACAGCGCCTGCTGTATTACCGCCTTGTTTGGAAGCAATCAGCTGAGACCTAAGGCCGTTAGCTAAGTTAGCAGATACGTCTGCTGAAGCGCCTTGTTTTTTAGCTTCTTTTTCAATAGCCTCAATAACAACATTCAAACGACTCTCGCCTTTTTTCTGACTAGGTGGTCGCAAGTCTTTAACGTCAATACCAAAGCGAGCCGCTAATGCTCTAGCAGAAGAAACATCTTCAGCATATTCTTTAAGTGCTTTAATAGGATTATCGTAAGCATCCGGCCTAGCAGTGCTTGTTCCTATGTCTTCTAATGCTTTTGTAGGAAAGTAATCAATATCGCCTTGCTTAACAAAGTCATTACCTTGAAGAGTTTTAATCTGCTCTTCAAGTCTTCTTACTATGTCTTTTTCTTGAGGTGTTCTAGCCGCTTCTATAAAATCATCCCAAGATACACGACGGTCCTCTTTAATAGATTTGTTCATACGTAAAGACAAAGACTTTAATGCTTTGTTAGTATCAAACAACTCAGCAGCATCTAAAAACGACGTGTCAAAAATCTCGTCAATTTCTCTCTGATCATGACGTATCATTATCTCAGCATCTTCAGCAAGCCTAGCAGCCCTTTCACCTACGTTCTTAACGAACCAGTCTCTAGTGCTTAAGAAAACATTACCGACTACACCGCTTTCGCCTGTTGGCTGCTCAATAATAACAGCGTCGTCTTTAATATCTTTTACCTTTCGCGCAGCTGTGCTGGTATCGTAAGTGACTCCCGGCCTGTTAGACTCTTTTGCTCTACCTACGTTAACAAAACCTTGCTCGCCACCTATAAAACTGCCTTTACCTTTATATGTTTGAGCGTCAAGTTTGCGGGTTGCTTCTTGTATTTCATCTACGTTCTTTGTTAAGTAAGCACCAGCTAGACCACCTAAAGCACCTCCGGCCAAGGCACCGACACCTGCTTCTGATAATCTATCTTCACCTTCACCGCTTAAGAAGCCATAGACAGCACCTTCAGCAGCACCTATACCGCCCACCTTTAATGCTCTATCTAACTTAGTACCTGCTTGTGCGATTTTTGCAATACCTGCGCCGGGTATAAACAGACCCGCACCGAAACCTACTATGTCAATAGTCTGTGACGCATTAGGATTAGCCTTTTCAAACGCACGTAGTTCTGCACGTGACTGCTCTATAGCCTCACCCCAGTTAGCGGCCTCACCTGATAGAAGACGAACAGTTGCATCAAGCTCATCACCAGCACCAACAGCGGCTTCAATAAACCCTGTAGTGGCAGAACGAAAAGCATTGTAATCTGCGTCTTCTTCTGTATCGGCAAGAAGCCAATTACTTGTTTCTGCCTCGTCTTCTAATAACCAGTTACTCATTGAGTCAACCCTTGTTGTAACTTTAATTTAGCTCTTTCAGGATTAATTAAACCGCTTCGAGTTATTAACTCTTCTTGTGTCGGCGCAGATTCACTCATGTCTTCACCTAATAAAGATTTAATTTGTTGATCGTTTAATCCTTTATCTTTTAATTTTCTTTTAGTTTTTTCTAAACCTTGTAACGCAACAGCTTCTTGTACCATAGTACGCGTAGTAACCTGTCCGTTTACTTTAACACTAAAACCCCCATCATCTTTTATTTCGGCTTCTTCTCTAGTTTTTCCTTCCAACGCAGCAAGCTGTTCAATATGTCCTTTTCTGTCTCTCTGATACATCTGATCAGCTCTAGCCTCTACTCTTGCTTCAGAAAGTTCTTCACCCTTTTTCAACAAAGCAGACTCATAAATCCGCGCTTCTCGTATATAAGAGTTATCCATAGGAGTATCTATTTTTAATTCTAATGCTTTAATTCTATCTCTTTTATCAGCCTCTTCATTCTGTTTAACTCGATAGTCTGAGATAGCCATGCTTCTGTTAATAGCTGCTATTTCAGTTTGTAAAGTTTTTTCTAGTTGTGCTGCTCTTGCCCTTGAACCGGATACTGACCAGTTTTCTCCATTCCAAGACTTAGATATTTCTCTGTATGCTGTTAATGTAGGAGTAAGAAACGCTTTAACTTCTTTAGGAAGATCGTTTATTTGTTTCTCGTAAAAGTCAACACTAGGCGCTTTTTTTCTTTCTAAACTATTTTCTTGAAACTGAGCCATAGACTCTGCGTTTCTAATAGATGTGTTCACATAAGACTGTGCCGCTTCACTAAACTCACCAGCCTCTAGAATAATTTGCTGCACGGACTCTATATCGTTATCTTGTATAGCTTGATCAATAGATGGAGAGTTGTTGTTTAACCACTGTTCAGCTTCCATCTGCTTTTGAGCCTGTCCCGTTCTCCACTCGTCCATTTTATATTGATTGTATTGACGCATAGCTTCAGGATCTTTTTTTAATTCTTCTAATCTTTGTTGTATAGCTACTCTAGCAGGGCCAACTAAAGACGCATCTTGTAGTGCTTGCTCACCTTGAACAATAGAACGCGCTTTGTTACCAACTGCAACTTGCTCTGCACCGGGCCTCATACGCTGAAGGTTATCCATTTCTTGACGTATTCTTTGTTTTTCTTGTAGCGTAGTCGCTTTAGACATTTGCCTACGAAGTTCTGCAATACGGTTAGTTAAAGCACTAACATCACCTTGCTGCGCTGCTGCAACACCTTGCCCACTTATTTGAGTAGTTTTATCAAATCTTTGTAATTCTTCTTGTTGCTGCTTTTGTTGTTGAAGCTGCGCAGGAAGTTGTGCCGCCTGCTGTGCCGCAGTAAACAACCCTTGTTGATAGGAAGGCTGTAACAGACCCTGTAAAAATGCTTGTGAAAACTTAGCCATTAGTCACCACCCCCAAGCTGTCGAAGAAAGTCGCCAATCATTGATGATGTAGGCGATGTTTGCTGTGGCGTAAACGCACCGCTTAACAAGCCTGTACCCATTTGACCTAACAAGTTTGCTCTTGCTTGTTCTGCAATCAATCTTGCTTCTAAGCCAGACATAGCCGCTTCGCCAAACAACCCAGCACCTTGTAGCTGTGCTTGCTGTTGTAGCGCCGCCAACTGTTGTGAAGGCTGAGTAGCCGCAAGAAGTTGTTGCTGTGGTACGTAACCAGCGCCGAGGAACTGCTGACCAAGAGCTGCTTGCTGAACTTGTTCTTGACGTGCTTGCTGTGCCGCACCAAGTCTTGCTTGCGCCATAGCTTGTTGTTGCGCTCGCTCCATAGCTAACTGCTCAGGTGTACCACCGAACTGTGCTGTTTTAACACCAAGCCTACCCTGAGCCGCTAAACGCTCCTCTAAACCAAGACGAGCCGCTCGCTCATCAGCCATAGTAGCATCTCTAATTTGTCCGTACAGCTCTTCTTCGCGAACAGAAGGATCTTGCGTAGCGCCTGTAAAGAACCCGCTAGCGCCGCTCATCAGGTTTCTTTGCATTGCTAGCTCGTTAGGAGATAGACCCATGGTTGTTGTAACCGCTCCAGTAATAGGATCAACCTTAGTACCGAAGCCAGCACCAGTGGCTGTTGTTACTGTAAACGGTTTAAACTGAGTTTGCTCTAACTGCATCTGAGCTAGATCTAATGCGCCCGGAACATCAACACCATCTTGGGTGAACCCTAATAAAGATTCTCTTCCTATGTCGCTTAGTTGTCCGTAAGCTTCGCCCGTAAGAAGACCACCAAGGATGCCGGGAAGCAAAACACCGGGCTGAGTTGCGTAGTTAGCAAGGCCTCCTAAAAAATCAAAGAAGCCGTTACCGCTTCCTGATAAAGCATTGCTAGCATCCATGATAGGATTACTTCCCGTAGCTCCTGCTCCAAGAACATCAGATGGTGTGCCAATGTTGTATTCGTCATCCATTAGTATGTACCCCCATCAATTGTTCCTGTTGACAGAGTGCCCGTAAACGTCAGTGCAGGAATTGTTACTGTGCCTGTAAAAGTCGGTGACTCTGTGTTTGCTTTTGTAGCGATAGCTGTAGATATAGCGTCAAATTCTGTTTCAAACTCAGCGCCTTTAATGATTTTACCGCTGTCACCGGAAGGTAGACTGTCTTTAGCGGCAAAGTCAGTGGTCTTCGTATAGTTACTCATAGTACTTTACCCATTAGTGCTAATACGTTAATCTCTTGGAGAGACAAACCCGAACCGTCTATGTCTGCTTCCAACCCTATTGTTATAACTCCACCGCCTCCGGTAGTGTTTATTCCACGTCGTGACGTTAAATCACCACCTGTAAATTCTGCCGTACTGTTGTACTCGTCTTCGTTAAAGTAACCTGTTACTTGGTTGCCAACAGTAAACTCTGAAGTTTGAAAAAACGTACCAAAGTCATACGCCCATTTAAGAAACATAATGGCACTGTTAGCACCTACGATAGTAGGGCGTAACTTTTTGAGTATCTTAAGACGTGAAGGATCACCAAAGGTCAGACCGGGGCTGTAGTACTTAAAGCGATACTTTTCCCCGTTGTCTCTATATCCTGAGTATCTGCCTATACCTTCACCGTTACCAATTAATAAAGCCCCATCGTTTTTTCTACCGTAAGCTGTAAAGCCTGTACCGGGCCAACGTGTTACACGATACGCACCATTCTCTAGTGTTCCTCGAACGTCAAAACAGTAAGTTGTGTCTTGAGCTGTAAAAGTCAACAGGTAAAAACCTTCTTCTGGGCTATACACTGAACGGTAAAACTCAATCTCATTTTGAAGCAATCCAATAATGTCTTTTGTAATTGTGTTAGAAAGACTTGTAATAGGCATTGACTTTTCTTGTATTGTTCTACCAAAACTTTTTAGTCCAGTATGTGACAAGAACAACACGTCAGTACCTGTATATTGTACAGTATCTCTGTCAACACAGCCTACCCCTGATACTGTATCTGCTAACGCCATTGTTGCTGGTGCTTCAGCTCCTTGGTACACAACAATGCTGTGCTTACCAAAAATAATCAATAGTCCGTTGTGTGCAGCCAACGCAACAATCTCGTCGTAGCCATCAGGCCATACCTTAGCTAAGTTAATAGATCCGCTAGTACCGCCTGACCAATCATGACCTATTAATAAATCAGACCAATAAATAGTAGACCTATCAGAACCAGAATCAGCCGTCCAAAGCCTCCCATAAGCTGCTAATACCTCGTTACCATACATAGCCCCAGTTACACCAGCAGCACCAGAAACGCTGCTCAGAGTCACTACAGAGCCTCCTACAGCGTCATAAACAAGTGGTTCGTTACTTCGCTGAAAGAAATAAATCTTGTCGTTGAAGTTAACCATCTTCCAGTTGTCTTGAGTAATTGTATAACTGCCGGGAGTTTCATCAACTAACGTAGTTGTGCCACTAAGTATCTTGTTGTTACCTACAGAAAATACTTTGGTGTTACCGGCGTTATCTTCAAACTCCTTGATTGCTCTAATCTTTGCAGTACCTAACTCAGTCTTGTTTGTTGTGATAACACTGTAACCTTTACGAGACGCAATACGTCCACGCTTGTCAATAACTGCATTGTCAGCAACATCAGCAAACGACGGATCTTGTGCCAGCGGAGAATCTTCTGTGTTGATTCCTTTAAAGGCAGGAGCTACAAGATTAATGCTTTGTAATTGTTGAGCCATAGCTACCTCACGGCGTGTAGAAGATTACTTCTTCTGGGTGCTTTTGAGCGTCTAAAGCAATAGCGTCAGACAAGTATTTATCAGCAATAGCAAAGTATTCAGGAGCAGACGTACCACCTGTTTCACCACGTTCACGCGCTAAAAAAGCAATAGCTAAGTGCATTACAGGCATAGCAGGTACTAACAAATCATCAGTATCAGCAGACAAATCAGCACTACGTTGAACACAGTTAAACCTAAGCGTGTACACACCATCGGGCTTTGGATAAACATCAATCTGAGTATCACCAGCACTGTTAACACCGTTGTAAGTAAAAAACTTAGGCGGCCCTTTAATTATATCTTCTATTAAATACTGTTTATCAAAAAACTTAGCAGGACGATACTCCATAATTAAATTAGATGTGTCGTTAATAACATTCAGTTCTTTAATTCTGTTTTGACTACCTGTTAATACATAATTAAAAATGTCATCAGTAGTAGTAATTGTTAAAGTAGTACGCAACGCAGACCAATCCCAAGCATCTTCTACAATACGCTTTGCGTCATTAACAAAGTCTCCTGCCATTTTAGAATATGTGTTGCTTTGGACAGACGTTACTTCTTCTTCACGAAGACGACGAAGTACGTTATTAACTAAATTTAAATATGTCATACAAGCATTCCCGGTTTTTTACCGCCCATTCCCATAGTTAAAAGCCTATCAACTTCTTTGTTGTAGTCTACTTTTTGTTGTGGCAAAGCCTCAACCATGCCCGGCGCATAGTCTAATTTTTCTAAATAACCTTTATATGGTTGTGCGCTAGGTCTAGCAGGAGCGCCACCACCAAGACCACCTGCACCAATTGCAGCAAGCAACCCAGTGCTAGACATAATAATATCTTCTAGCCTTTGGCTTTCTTCACCAACGCCTGTTAGTATGTCTTCTTGCCCTCTAAGAAGATCTTCCTGTCCTTCTCCTAGTCCCGTGATGGCATTCAACATAACGTCTTGACGCTCAAGAACACCGTCTTCGCCTGTTATAGCATCAAAGCCTGTAGCTAAACTGTTTGTTATAGACAGGAACGCCTCGTCCATGCTTGCATTTGTTGGGACATTTTCTAGCGAGGCATTAAGAGCTAACGTCAATTCGTTTTGAGTTAACGTATCAGGCATTAAAGCCGCTATTTGATCTAGTTGACTTTCAGTAAAGTTAAACTCTGTTAATGCTGTGCGTACACCTTCATCTGTAGCAAAGTTTAAGCCTGCAATAGCATCAGTAATTGTGGTGGTTGCTGTCTCTAATCCTTCAGAGGTAGCAACGCCCGTTAGAGCCGTGTCAATCAAAGTGCCAATATCAGTAAGCTGTAAGCCTGCTGGCATAGCACTAACAATTTGATTTATCTGAGCTTCACTAAATGCGTAGTTAGATAGAATGTCTCTAACGTTATCTGGCGTAGCAAAACCAAGATTACTAATTGCGTCTGTAATTGTATTTACTGCGTCAGTAACATTTGTTGCTGTAGAAAGGTCTGCGTCTGCAAACAACTGAGTAATTTGTTCTTCACTTAAGTTAGCAGGTATGTCTATTGCGCCCGCTATCTGCTCTAACTGTGCGTCAGTAAACCCAAACTCTGACAGGGCTGTACGTACAGTTTGGTCAACACTTACAGCGCCTTCGCCTATTAAGCCTATAGCGGCTAGCTCATTTCGTAAGTTAGCAAGGTCTGTTGCTGTAGCTACATCTGCTCCTTCGCCAATCAAACCTGCGGCAACAAGATCATCACGAAGACTGCTAATGTCGCCAGTAGTAGCAAAGATTGTGTCTTCACCTAGCAAGCCAGACTCAGTTAAAGCAGTAACTAGGTTGTCTAAATCTGCTTGAGACGCAACAGTTACATCTTCGCCAATAACACCAGAAGCAATTAGTTCATCTCGTAAGCTAGAAAGGTCTTCTGAAGTTGCCAGTAATGCAGCGCCTTCTTCGTCTATTACGCCTGCTTGTTGTAGTGTTGTTACAAACTGATCTGTAAGATCCTGCTCAATAACGTTTCCGTCAGCATCAACGATGCCTGCATTTTGAAGCAGACTTAAAACATTGCCCGAAACATCTAAGGTAAGTTGACCATCAGCATCTACCAAGCCAATAGTCTGTAAAGCAGAAATAACACCACCTTCAATGTCTGGTGCTTCTTGACGAATAATATTGCCTTCAGCATCAACTAAGCCAATGCCTTGCAAAGTTGTTAAGAACTGACCAGTAATGTCTTGTTCAACAACATTGCCATCGGCATCAACAATACCTGCGTTCTGTAAAGCAAGCAAAACGTTTCCGGGTATGTCTAAAGCTAACTGACCTTCACTGTCTACTAGGCCAATAGTTTGTAAAGCAGACATGACTCCGCCTTCAACGTCTACAGCCTCGGGTCGAATAATGTTCCCTTCTTCATCAACCAACCCTATGTTTTGTAAGGTAGTTAAGAATTGTCCTGAAACATCCTGTTCAATAACATTGCCTTCGGCGTCGACAATTCCAGCATTCTGCAAAGTAAGTAAAACACTATCGCTTACGTCTAGGCTTAGTTGTCCATTAGCGTCAACAACCCCAAGAGCTTGTAGGGCAGAAGTAACTCCACCCTCTACATCAACAGCCTCTTGACGAATCACGTTACCTTCTTCGTCTAAGATGCCAGCAGTAGTTAAAGCTGCAAGAACTTCGGTTTGAATGTCAGGGATTGCTTGTTGAATAAACTGACCGTCTTCATTAAGAATGCCAACATTTGTTAGGGCAGTAATGATTGACCCCTGAAGATCAGGTCTAATAACATTGCCTTCAGCATCAATAATACCGGAGTCAATAAGAACTTGAGTAACGCCTGTTGCAATGTCTGCTGTTGTTGCTAAAGAAGCTTCTCCAATAATGTCAGCAAATAAACCACGTATAAGAGACTGTTCTTCTTCTGTAAAACCTACAGTTTCGTCAGCGTCTTCTCCAGTTGTATCTTCATCTTCATCACCCGTTGTTGTTGTATCTTCGTCATCATCTTCATTGGGATCAGGATCAGGATCAGGATCAGGATCAGGGTCAGGGTCAGGGTCAGGGTCAGTAACAATAGGCGCTTGCCTAGTAGGGGTTGGGTCAAAAAACTCATTAATAAAAAAGTCGTACTGAGACTCGTCATCCATTAGCTCAAAGTCTCCGGGCATAATACCCCCTTCCTCTTCAAACCGCTTTACTAACTCTTTAATAGGATACTGA